CCGCTCGCGAAAAGCGCAAGCCATTCGCTGTTGATCGGATCGATATCATACAGCGTCGTCGAGCCCGTGGAGTTTTCCAGAATGCCGCGATAGACGTTCGAAGCGTCGAAATAGATCGGCACGAACTTGCCAGCGCTATCCGCCGTGACAGTCGCACCCAAAGAGGTGTTGAGATCGGCATCCGCATAGACGTTCTGCGGCGTCAATGTGCCGGAGACATAGAATTTCCACTTCGCGCCCGAATAGGGGTCATTGTTCGCGTCGGTTGCGCGCGGTGGAAATGCGGACAGAAGTTCCGATGCCATTTACTTTTCCCGAAATGAGAAAAGGCCCCGGAAAGGAGCCTTTGATTGATCGTCTGCTTGTGTTAGTTCGCGCCGATGCGGTGGATCTGGCGCGGCTTTCTATTGTTCTGGACGCTGCCCGGCCTGGCTTACATCGTCTGCGGGCGCTGGGCTTGAAAGGCCGCCCTTCGCCGCTTCCATGATGCGCTGCTGAATCACCTGGATTTCACCCGAAAGCGCCGGCTCCTGTGCCGCGATGGTTCCGAGCCGCTGGAAATGCTGGTTGATCGCCTGGGGGCTGCTGGTTTTCGGCGCGTTGACGATCCATTTGGTGATCTTCGGGGACATGAGCGCGCGGGCCGTGAGGATATCCCTGCCCGTCTTGGCCGCTACACCCGCAGCAGCCGCTGCAACGCCGGTCGTGCCGCTTTGGGTTGCAACGCCCGCGCCGCCGCCGAGAAACAGGTTCGCGATCCACGAGCGATAGTCGTTCGCAACACCTGTCCGTGAACTATTGAACGGCACTGCCTTGTGCGCCTTGGACAGAGTGATGAGGTTCTTGACACTCTCCGCGCCACGATCACCGAATAGATGGCGGCGGGCCGCTTCGGGGAGCTTCTCAGCTTGGGCGACGAACTGCGCGGTCGTGAATTCGCCATTGCCGTTCTTGCCCAATGCATCGGCGAATGTCGCGGCAACGTCAGCCTGTTCATCAGGCGTCATCGTACGCATCATCTTGGCTAGTCCGGCTTCGTCCCCTTTGGGGGATGCCATGGCCTTGAGATTGGAAAACACACGCTCCGGCGGCAGGTTCGCATCGCGCTTGCCGATCAGCTTTTGCACTGCCCCCTGGATGAACTCCATGCGCTGGCGATAGAGTCCGTCCGCCTGATCGAACGCATTGGCGGCATCCTTCCGTCCCGCCGCGTTCAAGCCATTGCGGATATCGTTAGACAAGGCGTCCATCACGCCAAGCACGCGGCTTTCATTCTGGCCGAATACCAGGTCGCCCTTACTGATCTTCTGGCGCAGTGTTGTGCGGAGATCGCGTAGCGCCTCGACGCCAAGCGGCTTGGAGAGGTCCTGCTTCAGCCCTTGAAGATAGGCGATTTCCGCGCTGTTCGTGTTCGATGTCTGCGACAGGCGGCCGATCGCGTCGTCAAGCACCTGGTTAGCTTCGTTCGGCTTGACCTTCACGCCCTGCGACAGGGAAACGGCACGGTCGTACATCTGCCCGATATTCTTGCCGCTCTTTTCGATGAAGCGCTTGCCTGCGGCCTCAATCGTCTGGCCAGCGACGTTCGGCTCCATAGCCGTGCCGCCCTGCCCTAGTTGGGCTGTGCGCCCTTCGATCTGGCGCGTGACGTTCTTCATGCCACGTTGGATGATTGGCCCACCCGCCATCGTGGTTTCGGCCCCGGTCACGCGATTGCGCGACGCCGGATCGACCATCGCGCGGTTGACGGTGACGCCCTCCGCCTGTCCCGCCGCTGCCACGTCCCCGGCGGTTGCGGGGGCATTGTCCACTGTGAAGCCTAGATCCTGGGCAGGGCGCTGGAACCGACCGAGGACAGGTGCAGCCGCATACCCGCCAGCCGACAGGCCGCCGCCGATCACGCCGCCGAGACCGGCGCCGAGCAAGGCGTTTGTCGTGCTGCCCTCGAACCCCTCGCCGGAACCAAAGCCCGTAATGCCGCCCGCGACAGCGCCAGGGACCGCGCCCTGACGAAATGCCTGTGCGGCGGATTGCGGCATCAGTGCATTTGCGCCAGGGCCGATAGAGGCGAAACCGCCGAGGATTTCAGCGGGAAGCGCGAAGACGCCCGCGTTCTTGCGGGCCTGCTCAAGCCGTGTCCGTTCGGTATCGCGACCAAGGCGGTAATTCAGGTCAAGGTCGGCATTTCCGCGAAGAAGGCCGCCGATCGCAGTTCCAACGCCAGCCGCTTCGTCGCCGAGCTGCCCCATGGCCCCTTGCATGACGAGATCGTCGGCGCCAGGTGCTCCAAGCCGCCGCTCGTTGGCTGCTGCTCGGTCGCGAAGTTGCTGCTGATACTGCGCATCCGCATGGCCGTAATCGACAACCGGCTCCTGTGTACCGCCCTTCCTGTAATAATCGACCGTCGCCTGGGCATCCTGCGGGTCGATCGTAATGCCGAAGGTGCTGGCAAGGTCTACAAGATCCTGACCTGAGGTTGCACGGGGCGCGAGCGCGGCGAGCTGTTTTTCCTGATCAGGGGTAAGGCGCTGGACCTGCGGCGGGGTCTGGGCATCACCGAACTGGCCTTCGAACTGGACGTTGCGGGGTATCAGGTTGGCGCCTGGGCCGGCACTGGTAAGGAGGCCCTGCAAGGCAGTCTCACGGATGCGCTTCTTTGCGGCAATCTCCTCCGGTCCGGCGTTGGGATTGGGGAAGTAGGTCTGATATGCGGAGGTGAATTCCGAAGGAGGGATGGCTGCGCCGGAATCATACCTCAAAATGGCCGCGATGAACTCACGTTCGACGGCGCGAACAGAATTGCGCTTGTCGGACGACAACTGACTTGTGACGGTGGGGAAGTTCTCGTTGCCGAACCGGCCCACCATACCTTCAGGTGCAGCACCCGCCGAGTCATAGGCGGTCAGCGCGTCTCTTGCCCTCAACCCGAACGATGCAGCCTTGCCCTGCGATTCCGTGAGCTTTGACTGGTCAAGCTTGAGCTTTTCCTGATCCTGCTGAAATTTCTGTTGATCGAGCTGAAATTTCTGGCGCTGCATCGCCTGGTCTTCAGTGGCGCGCCCCTCTGCGTTCAACTGGAGACCCTGGCTGAACTGGTCCTTCTGCACCTGATAGGGATCGGGAGCCTTTGGCGGTCCGACGATTACGCCGGGGGCCTTTGGTTGCGCCTGCTGCACGATCGGCGCGCTGTCCCACGGATTTGCCATCAGGGTTTCACCCGAAGGTTGCCGTCAGGGTCGCGGAACTGCTGACCGGATGGGATGGCATCATAGCTTGCCTGATCGGAGACCATCGGCACCTGACCCTGGAACTGCGCAATCGCGGCAGGGTCGCGAGTGTTGACGAGAGTTCCGCCAGCCGGGATCGGCAGGTATTTCGGCTGCTGCCCCTGAATATAGTCGCCCGACAACCCCGCCGAGGCGATCACGCTCTCAAGCGCCTGCGGACTGTAGCGGCCCTTATATTGAGCAAGCGAGGTCCAGCCTTGTGCGGCCAGTCCGTCGATCGCCTGATCCCACGCCATGGCGCGTTCGGCTTCCGGCTTCTGAGCGATCAGAAGGGCGGCCTGTCCAACCGCTTTCGTTCCGTCCGCGATGAGTTGCTGCTGGCGCTTCTCATCCGCTTTCCGCAATTGCAGGGCGGACCCAGCGTCATAGCGCGCAATCTCGCCCACGTCGTGCGTTTTGCCCGTCGCATAGTCGGCGAGGGCGTTGTTGAGCCCTTCCTGACGGCGCATTTCACGGCCCGTCTGGAAGCCGGACAGCAGAGCATTGGTGTAATCAGGCATTCTCAAGCTCCGCGATGCGTTTCCTGATATCGGCGACGTTCTGCTTGTAGCCCTGCTTGCCCTCGCGGGCCTTCAGCTTGGCGCGAAGGGCGGCCAACTCTTCTTCTTTCGTCATTTGAACTTGGTCAGTGCGCCGAGCCCGACGCCGAAAGAGGAGGACAGCCCGCTCAACAGGTCATTCGTATTGTTCACCTTGGCGTTCGCGGTGTTCCAGGCGTTCTGGCTGTTCTGGCCGTAAAGATTGCCCATCGAATTAGCGTAATTCTGCCCAACCCCGGCAATAGCTGATGCGCCGGAGAGGCCGACGCCCTGCTGGTTGCCGAGAAGGCCCAGGTAATTGTTGAAAAACCCCGTCGCGATATTCTGTCCGCGATCCTGTGCCGACTTTACGGCGGCGCCGCTGTCCAATGCGCCAGTCGCCGCCAGCATGGAATTGGCGTTCTTGTTCGCCTCGCCAAGCTGGAATTTGTAGCCGGTTGAATTGAGATAGTTGTCGAAAGCATTTCGCGCGGTGACAGGTGTTACCGCGCTTGCAACTCCATTCGCAGCCGCCACGCCTGGCAGCGTACGCCCTTCGCCCTGCCCATAGGTGTCATAATGAAACTTTCCATAGTCGCTGAGTGAGCCCCACTGCATCGGGGCGCGCTGATATTCAGCGAGAAGATCTGGATTGGCCTGTACATAGCCGGCGTAATCCGGCCGCCCACCGCCGGGCTGAGGAGCCTCCGCCGCTGTCGGCAGACCTAATAGCGCATTGACGCTGTCCCCGGCGACGTTTCCGCGCGCAACGAAAGGGGAAAGCGTGTCGTAATTCTGGTTGTAAACCTTTTCCTGAAGCTCACGTGCTGCGGCATTGTCAGCGGTGGTCTGCTGCGATGCGTTCTTGATGGCGCCCGCGTTCTTTGCAGCGCCGACTGCGGACGTGGCTCCGCCGATGACAGCCGAGCCAAGCAGGGCCGCCCCTAGAGAAATGCCTGCCATTCAGAATACCTTTACGAATGTCCGTTCGATCGGGCGGTAGCCCCGCCTCAGGAAGAACTTTTCGGTGCGCTCCGGGGCGATGCTTTCCATCAGGTTCATGCCCCAGCTTTTGCAGCCGCGACGTTGAGCCTCGGCCTCCATTGCGTCGAGAAGACGGACGCCGAGACTTCCCCGGCGCTCCGGCGTCACCCAAAGAAAAAGCTCGTTGCCGGTCAGATGCGAATGATTGAAATAGAAAGGAAAGATCATCCCCCCGGCCATGCCGACGATTTGCCCCTCATCGGCTACCAGCAATATTCCTTGCTCGATCAGTTGCCTGAGAGATGCCTCACAGTCCCCGGCGACATAATCCACCACGGTTGACCAAAGCGCCTCGGCATGAAATCTTTCCCCAAGTTCCGCGACAGCCCCGCAATCCTCGATCGTGGCTAGCCGGATCATATGATTTGATAGGTATAGGAGTACCACATCGTCAGCGCAGCGGTGCCGGTCGAAACGAACGTGAATAGCGCTTCATCAGTCCCGGAATCCGACGACACCGCCCCGGAAACGCTGGCGACATTGCTCGCCGCGAATGTTCCGCCTGCATGATAGGCAAATCCAAAATTGCTCGCGACCGGGGTAGTCAGACGAAATTGTGTTGATGCAGCCCCCGCCGTGGGCGTGATGTCCACACGCCCCGATACCGTCACCGTATTGCCGACGCGCAGATATTGCGCGGCGTAGATCGAAGACGCCGCGACATTCGCCACGGTCGTCAGCGTTGGCGTGTACGTCCCCGAAGCCGTTGGCACCGTGAGCGCCACATCGTCTGCGTTGACTGTAATACCCGTTCCCGCTCCGATATTCAGCGTGCGATCGAGCGCGATCGTGCCTCCGCCTGTAAGCCCCGCGCCAGCGATCACCGAGACTGCGGAGTGATCGACGTTGCGGCTGCTCGACGTGTCCAGCGCAACGTCGTTCGCGTTGACTGCCACCCCGGTTCCAGCGCCAACGTCCATGACGCCGGTCCCGCTGTTGTAGATCAACCCCGCGCCACCGGAAATCACGGCTCGCGCACGCGCATCCGTAAAGAACAGATTGGCCAGCCCCTCGGCCACGTTGTCACTGTCCAGGGCGAACTCATTAACCCCTGTCACCCTGCCCTTGGCATCGATCGTGACGGCCAGGACCTCCGATGCCGACCCATATGTCCCCGGTGAGCCCGCATCCGCCAAGCCAAGCGTTAAGCTGCTGTTCGCGCCGCCGTCGATAGCGGTCAGTTGCCCAGATTCGACCGCAAGCACGCGATCGGCCGAAAGGTCGGCGCTGGCCGACGCCACCAGAAACGCAGCGTTGACGTTCACTTCAACCAGCGAATTGCTGAGCCCGACCGCCGCCTCGATCTGCTCGACGACGTTCTGCCACCAGATCTGAAGCTCGGACCAGTTCGCGGGCTGGGCCGGCAACCTTGGAAGGATCAGTTCCTGAATCTGGTCAACCACGCGCGCGTCCCGCTGTCGTTTCGTTCACCAGCGCGGCGGAAAAGCGGAGGGAGACCGGATCAGTCACCCGAAACTCGAATATCCTGCCCGGATAGTCGGCATTCCCCAGCGCCCGCCACTCCGGCATGGTGCGATAATTTCCCTGCTCCCCAAGTTGGGTCTCGTCCCAATCGGTCCATGTGTTTCCGAAATCGTCGGAAAAACGCATCTCGATCGACGGGTCCGAATAATCGCCGGTCAGATACTCGGTTGTTCCAACCTCGACTCTCAGACGAAGCGAGCCAATGTGCACCGTCCCGCCGTTGACCGGGAACCCTCCCGATATCCGCCGCTCCAAAGGGCCGCCAGCGTCGAGATAGCCGGAGAACTCCCACAGCTTCCCGGTTTCGTCGTCTCCCATCAAGGCGCCATTGGAACAGGCAACCCGGTAATTGGTCCAGCCCGAGCTTTCGAACTCGCTCCACGTTCCACCGGTTACGTCGAAGATCAGTGTTTTTGCGTCCAGCCTTACATGGATCAGCTTGTGCCGCTCGTCGTTGACCAGAAACATGCGCCAGCTCGTCGAGCCCAGAATGTCCGCCGTATGCCCGTCGTCACTGACCGGCTCCGGCACCTGACCGGCCCGGTAGACAATCCCGTCATTGCCGATCCAGATGTGCGTATTATCGACCGGAACCGCGCAGCCCGCCGCAATCGATCCATATTCGAAAACGCGCTGCTGAACCGCCTGAAACGGTAGGTCGGCATTGCCGGTCCTGATCCAGAATTCGGTCGTGCTGGTCCCGATCAGAACCAGTAGATCATTGGCGACGATGATGTCGTTGAGTTGGTCCGGCTCATTTTCAGCGGAGGCGTAATCAAGCCCGTCCCAGGCCGCGCCGTCGCCGATCGTCGAGAAATACCAACGCTGCGTACCAGCCCTGAGCGCGACGAAATAACCGGCCAGATGCGCAACGGACGTGATGAACGCACCGTCAGGGAACGCAACCGTCGTAAAGGCGCTGCCATCGTAATGCACCATGTCACCGCCGGCGGCGATAATGACCTGATTGGCGTCCCCTGCGATGGAAACAGGACCGTTGCCGCCGAGCGCGCCGATCAGCGTACCATCCGCATAAACGCCAGCGCCGGAAACGACAATCTGCGCGCCATTGAGAACGCCATCCTCTTCAAAGATCGCACGGATTGGGCCTGACCCGACTTCCGTGCTCTCCGACAGCCCCCGCCGCGACTGGAATGCGATTCCCCCTTCCTCTGTCGGCGCTTTCTCGGCAATATAATTGACAACTGGCAGGCGTGGGAATGCGCCGCGCGTGCGCTCATAGGCGCTACGGCCTAAAGGTATAGCTACCATAGTCGTCTGTGATCACGGGTGTGTTATCGACCCCGAACTTTTGCATGATGCTGGCCTGGAACCGCCGTCCGCGCTGAATCTCCGGCGCCCCGAGATTGGCCCCGAACATGGTTGGATATTCCATCGCCATGCGACAGGAGAAACCGTGCCGATCACGGTAGGAAAGTGGGCACTCTGATGCCTCCGCAAGCCCTGACAGGCTTGTCCAGTCCCCTTGCGTGTAGATATAGTTGGTCTGCGTCCCGTTGAGGATCGTGACGATGCAGGCAAGGTCGTAAGGCGCGCGATTCTGCCCGGAAATCGTCATCGGTTTCGTGACAGTGATAGCCGAAGGCGCGATGACCCGCTCATATTCCCTGGCTGTGTAATTCGCGGTTTTGTAAACATCCTTCAGGCGGCCGAACATGCCCTGCTCGACCCACATATCGAACAGGCTTTGCAGCGCCTCCATGCCTAGATCCATTTCTCTGGCCTTGGGATCGACCCCGAGCGAGACTATGCCGCCAACCTGATAGGCGCGGGTGACGATCTCGCGGCAGGTTGCCATTACTCGACGACCGTCTCACCCTTGGCGGATTTGCCGGTGACGGCCTCAACCTCGGGGTGGCTCTTGAGCTTGGCGATCAGGTCCTCATTCTCGACCGTGACCGGCTCGCGCTCGACGAACTTGACGCCGTGCACGGAAACCGAAGTGTGGCCGTTGGTGTAATCGCCCGTGAACTTGAAACGCATAAGGCACCTCGGAAAGATGGCCGGACCCGAAAGCCCGGCCAGTTCAGGAGAGATCAGACGAACAGAACGACGGTCTTGAGGACACCGGTGCCGCCGGTCGCGGCAGTAGCGATCACCGTGCCGATGATCTTCGTCTCGGCCGAGAACGTCACAAACCCAGGGGTCTGGATGATGTTCGCGAACGGAAGGTAGATGCCCGCCACCGGAAGGTGAACGGAGGCATCGCCCGTCTGGACACCGAAATTGCCGAAACCATCCGTATCGGCTGATTCGACGCCATTTGCCGCCCAGCCCAGATCGATGTCGAACGTCTCGGTCGCGTTGGTGTCGATATCGACACCCTGCAACCAGCCACCGATAACCGTCGCGCCCTTGGGGACGCGGCAGAACTCGATGACATCGTTGGCCGTGGGGTTGGCCGCGAGGCTATAGACGCCCCACGCCACCTGAAGCACTCCCGTAGGCACCGAAATGCTCGGAACCGGAAACGTGGAGGCCGCGCGGGTTGCTGTGAAAGTAGCCATTTATGTATTCCTTTCAATTGACTAACGCAATCCGATACTTTACGCATGTCGTTATGGAACAGTGGAAGCCCGCCCTCGGCTTTGAGGATTATTATGAAATCAGCAGCCAAGGTCGCGCCCGCCGCATTGGCAAAGACCGAATGGGCAGGTGCCGAAACACAATGCTACGTTCCAGTGACAGGAACGGATATCGGGGCATCACTTTCAGCGTTGAATGCAAGCCAACTACCGTTTCCGTACACAGGGCGATGTGGGAGGCATTCAAAGGGGCAATCCCGCCGGGGATGCAGATAAACCACATCAACGGCGACAAGACCGACAATCGCCTAGAAAATCTTGAGCTTTGCACTCCGCAGCAGAACCACCTCCACATGAGGCACGTTCTGAAACGGCGTCAGGTCGTCCCTACGCCTAGAAAAGGCACGGAACACTCAAATTCAAAACTAAATGACGATATGGTCCGATATATTCGCGAACAGTTCCAAAGCGGAGCCAATCGCTATCGCCTAGCGAAGGAACTCGGCATTGATCGGAGTACGATTTACAGAGTTGGGAAAAGTCAAGCGTGGGTCCACATTGAACCCACGCAATAACTATATTAGATTTCTCCAGCAGAAGCGACTGTACCAGCTCCCGTTGTTGCGAAGAAGCCCGTTACAACGCCATGATCGACAAGATCGTCACGATCGCTCGCGCCCTTGCCGAACAGCAGCTTGTTGAGGCCGTAGATGCCATCAATGGCGGTGCCCCACTTGTCGTCATAGTCGAACTGCTTGACGACCGACTTCCAGCGGCGGCCCCAGACATAGCCGAGCGCCTGCGCGCCGAGCAGATAGACCGGCGTTACCTCGGTCGTGGCCGACGCACCGATGTTGGGATAGATCGGGATATCGTCCACTTCCTTGATGATCACGCCGTTCCAGAACAGGTCGCCGCCCTCGAAGAGTTTGGAAGCCTGGGCCTGGACAACCGTGCTCGCGAGAACCTCGGTATCGACACTGTCGCGGAAGTTCTTGAACGCATGCGGATTGGCAAGCGCCACATAGTAGCGACGACCATCCGCATAATCCTCCATCGGGCGGATCTTCGGGTTGGCCGTCTTCGCCTTGAGGATCATCGCGTCCAGTGCGGTCGCGTTGAACAGGTCGGCCGTGGTGTCGAGCAGGGCAAGGTCGGACGACAGGTCGGTATAACCCGCAGCAGCCGCGCCGAACTGGACACGGTCAGCGTTATCAACCAGCCACGCATCCGCGATGGTCGATGTCCGGCTCAGGAAAGCCGTGCCGTTGAGCGATCCGAGGGCTGCGATATACTGATCCCGCACAAGCTCCTTCGACCAGTTCATGAGCGCGGCGCGCGCGCCCTTGCGCAGATCGATCGGGGTCACATGCTCGTCCATCTCCGCGACGCGGACTGCGTTGCGGTATTTGTCGATGGTGATGTCGTGCGAGCGGGAAACCAGATCTTCTTCATTGCCTTCCAGAACGTCGGTTCCGGTGGTGGCGCTGTTGGTCAGCCTGTTGAGCAGGGCAATGGTGATGGTGTCACCCTTCCCCTTCGACAGGTTTTCCTTCATCTGGATCACGGCGTTTTCGTCCGTGCCGAGCAATTTGCTGAAGGGGCCGAACTGAATATACTGCTCGAAGTAATCAGCGTCCCATTGCTGGGCCTTCAAGGCCTCAGCGACTGTGGTATCTGCCATTGTCTTGGTTCCGTCTATGGGAGGGGCGGCGTCTCACGACGCGTGATCCCCGTTCAGGATGTGGAGAGAATTTCCTCCAGCGTTTTCGGGCCGCCCCAGGCGGGGCCGGTACGCTGGCCTACGTTTCTCTCTCCGGTGAGGGTTGGCGGCAGCGTCGGCTTCGTCACGGGGACGCTGGCCGCCAATTCCGCCTGGATTTTCTCGCGCAGTTTTGCCTCAAGCGAGGCAACATCAGTCGCGCCGAGTTCCTGCATCGTCTTGTGGTTCTTGGCGATCTGATACGCCTTGTTCCACGGGTGCGGGTCGGACAACGCCTGCTGTTGAAGCACCGGGTTATCCTTCATCAGGGAAATGAAGACCTGCTTCATGTCCTCGAAGTCGGGATTGGCCTGCCGCATCATCATCTCGGACATGTCGAGGCGCGCGTTGAGCGTTGCCTGGCTAACGACCTGTTGCCCGAAATGCTGAAACGCCCCCTGCTCGTCTTCCCAAACCGATGGGGGTGGAGCCGGTGGTTGCGGCGGGTTCTTCAACTGCTCCATTTGCTGCGAGAGTTCGGCAAGCTGGCC